TTGCTTCGATTTCTTCCGGTGTTTCTGCTGCTTCAAGCATTACGGATAATTCTGCATAATCTTTGTTCAATTCGTAGATACTAGCCATTTTTATTTATCACCTTTCAAGAACGTAACAATTGCTTTCACATCAACATTCGTAATAGTTGAACCCATTAAAGAACGATAATTTCCCATAGTTATATAAATTATTTTTCCTTCATATATTGCGTATACATCATAAGTAAAATGCGTTTCTTCGCTTTCTTCATCGATTTTTCTAACGCTAAAACCAATAGAAATTTCTTTATCTGCTATTTTTTCACATAGT